TATGTATCTTTTAAAGCCCGTATGCCCAAAGCGTCTATAATAGCGATGATTTCATCCCTATATATTTCGTCGGGGACAGACTTCTTAAGAGAAATCTTTAGCAAGTCCAGTCCTTCTCTGTGGTATAATTTGCACAGTAAGTAAAGTGTTCTTACTACGATTCGTCTGTGATTCCCTTTCACTTTTAGTGAATCGAGAATCTCCTTGATCGGAATTGTGAATTCACAACCCCGTTCTTGAAGATGAAATGCGAGCTGCGGTAAATCCAATATGTTTTTACTCACAGCACGGCATATGTTAGCAGAAATTCTACTAACATCATGACCGTTATTGATGGAACGAGACACAAACTCACCGCACAGATTATTATCTGTAGCGGATTTCGTTTTGGACTTATTAATGTCGATACCTAGTTTATTAACGTAGGTATCATACACTATTTCGTCAGGGTCAAAGCACCAAAGGTCGTCACCTACTTTATTGTAAGTGGCAGCAGTGATGCTCATTTTATATTCCTCCTTATAGATCTTTTCCAATAGGAATAGATCAGTAATTGTGGCTATATCAAATGAACCATTGGTACCCATCCCTTGTCCACGCTTATATTTAAGCGTCGATTTGCGGCCTTTTACGTTCCATTCGCATGAAACGACCAACCCGTACCAAGCATCGGCAATAATGTCGCCATATCTGGCGCGCATAAAGTCGAGCTGTAGTACAGCCGGGAATGAATCCGTCCATGACGTGATATCATAACTTTTTACGCCAGGCCTTATGAACCTTTTAAGGTTCTTAAAACCCTTTGCGTGGTCTGTACTATAACTAACACAAGAAAACCTGTGCTTTGTATATGTTTGTACATCTGACATTATAGGTTCAAGAAGAACTTGTGTCCAGTAGTCCGAAATGGCTACTAAACGACACTTGTTTCCTTTGTCCCGAACGGTCGTGATATATCTCAATCGTTTGCGTTCAACCCGAGTCAGCATGTCGGCTCTTTCCTTCATATA